GCCAATAGGATTTTGGGAAAGCCGATAGGATGAGTGAACGCACGCCGATCCGTGGGCTCAGCCCGGCCGAAGAACGCCAAGTGTGGCTTGGCATACAACTCGGACGCCTGATGGTGTCGGCCGAGTTGATGATGCTCGCTGTCGAGCGCAACGATCTTGAAGGCGCGAAACGCTACATCGATCTCGTGCGTGAGCCGATTGTCGAAGTCGTTCGCTTGCGCGACGAACAGCGCGCGGTCGCCGCACGCGCCGCCAAAGCCGATGTCTAAGTACATCATCCGCGCTCTGTCGCTAGAGACGGAAGGCAAGGCCGGGTGGCTAGAGCCGGATGCGTACTTGCTCAGCTACGACCCGGACGCCTTTGGCGGGCGCGGCGATGTGCTGTTCACGCCCGACAAGGCGAAGGCTCTACGCTTTGCGGACCATGTCGCCGTTTTCGAGTGCTTGCGCCAGCAACCGCGCAAGCGTCCGCTGCGCCCTGACGGCAAGCCGAACCGCCCGATCACCGCGTTCACGCTCGAAATCCAACGGCTCGATGATGAGTAAGACCGATCCCGGCGACGTGCCTTGCAACGGCTGCACGCTGTGCTGCCGCGACCATCATCTCGTGTTGCTGTTCCCCGAGTACGGCGACGACGTCGCGAGCTACGAGACGCAGATGATCGGCGGCGCGCACGCGCTGAAAATGAAAGAGAACGGGGATTGCATCTACCTGGGGGAAGGGGGGTGCTCGATTCACGAGCGGGTGCCGGGCGTGTGTCGGGAGTTCGACTGCCGGGCTTTGTTCGCGACATCGTCGCGCGCCGAGCGGCGGGCGATGGGCGACGGTGAGCGCGCCGTCTACAAGGCCGGGCGCCAGCGTGTCGAAACGCTGAATCAGGAACATCCGATTATCGTTGACATCAAAGAGCGACGGCGCAAAGGCGAGAGCTTCCTATCGCGAACCGGCGTGCTCAAGACTATGCTCGGGCCGCCAAAGGAAAGGTGAGGCTTATGACAACTCTCGACAAATTTCGTGCGCTGGCGAAGGCGACGACACACGGCCCGGCGAGCGAGTTGCGTCACGCGATGCTGATCAATATCGCGGCCGTGATCGTGTTGATCGACAAGGGCATCATCAAAGAGGCCGATCTACAGCACGAGTACGAAACGCTCGAAAAGATCGCCAACTCGAACGCGAAGGCCGCTTAAGCGATGGCCGACCTGTATGCGAAGTATCGCGCCGCTGCGCACGCGATGCAGAGCGGCGTCGCCTTCTTCCTGGGCCGCGACGCAAACTATTCGTCCTGCCAGCCCAAGCATCTGCGCGTCGGCATTAACGCCGCCATGTCGGATCACGGCGCCCTCGTCGCGATCTTGATCGAGAAGGGCGTCTTCACCGAGGCCGAGTATGCCGGGAAGCTGACCGAGTTCATGGAACGCGAGGTCGCGACCTACGAAAAGAAGGCGGCCGAGATTCTTGGGCGGCCGATCACCTTCGGTTAGCTGGCGCGCTCGATGGCGATGCGAAAGTCGCGCGAGTTGATCCAGCGCACCGCATAGCCGCGCACGCATTTTTTCGAGTCGGCCTCGATCAAGTGCTGCGAAACGAGAAGATCAAACATTGCCTTGATCAGATTGTCGGCGTCGGCGCGCGATGCCTTCTCGCCGAGTTCGAACCAAACATAGACCGGGCCGTTGACCGGCTCGGGTCGCTGCGCCGTGATCTCCCAGCCCGCGTCGCGAATCCAGCGTCGATAGTGCTTTGTCTTCACCCGGCCGATGCCGGGCACGTTCCTGAACGCATTGTTCAGCGACGGCGGCGGAAGCGTGAGCGTCAGCCGCATTGCCCCAGCGCTCTGCACGCTGGGGCCGTCGATGGGTCGGGGCTTTACCCCGAAGATGCTGGCGAAAGTCATGCGCGCCTATCTTCGGCTGCGGTGGTGCCCGCCAGCGCTCGCCGCCTGTGCCGCCGCCTTGGCTTCTTCGGCACCGGCATCCGCCTCGATCCGCGCGAGGCCCGCACAATCGACTTGGAAATTATATTCGAGCGGTGTCGCGCCGTCTTCGCCCAACGTCGTCGGCGAGTAGAGCTTGCCGGTCGTGGTGCCGCCGACTGTCTGCGGGCCCGCACCGTCGAGCACGGTTTCGAGCAAGCACGACAAACCGTCCGCTGCGACGCTCGCCGTGCAGACCGCCGTGTCGAACATTTCGACCACGGTATCGGTCGGCGTCGCGAGGGCCGTCCCGTCCGCTGCTTTGAAGACGAACCCGAAGCGCCAATTTTTCCCGTTTGGAATTGCGTAGGCCATGAGGTGACTCCTCTACTTGTTCTCGACCGCGCCGCCATCGGCCACGATCTCACTCGCTGCGGCGGGCGGCGTCGCCGCGCGATAACGCCCGCACCAATAATCGACTGGCACCCAACCGTGATTGGCGACGACGCCGGTCACTGCGCCATGTTTGAAACGGCGCGCGGCATTGCCTTCGGTCGGCAGTTCGACACGGCATGTGCCGTAGGTCTTTCCATCGTCCTCATTCACAAGAAGCTCGCCGCCAAAAAAGATGCAGCCGTCGCACCGTTTGGTCATGTTGGGTCTCTCACCTCGATAATGCCTGCCACGGTCAACCGCTGGCCGTCGCTCATCAGCGCTGTCGCAGAAACGTCGTAGTCCTCGCCGTCCGTCCCGCCGTCGAAGAAAGCTGCGACCATCAGGCCGACGAATGTTTGGCCGGTCACGACGAGGTTGTCCGACGAGCTAACGACATTTTTCGGCACCGAGGCCACGCCGAGCGGCACGGCACCGTCGCTGCCCGTGATCCGCATGACAGTGACGTTGCGCTGCACGAATTTTGCGAAGTTGAAAACGAACGACGGGTTCTCGGTCGTGCGTTTTTGCGTGCGCTCTAGGTCGTTGCGCAGGATGACGCTCATGTGACGAAAGTTCCTTCGATGAGACGCGAGCGAAAGACGGTACGGCGTTGGTTCGTGAATTCGGTCAGACGTGCGCTTCCGTTGAAGACGAAGCGGGCATCCGTGAACATGCGCAAAGCGCCAGCAGGATCACGCTGCGGCGCTTCCGTGAAGACGACGGTCGGCCCGTAGAATTCCTGCGCATTGTTGTAGCGCGTCGGCAGCGCAAAGTTTGGCTCTTTGACAGCGACGGTCGTGCCATAGAAGTCTTGGACGTTGTCGAAGCGCGCAGCGACTTTGTAGCGTGCGCTGGTCTTCGGCCCGAAAAAGTATTGCGCGTTGTCGAAGCGCGCCGTGACCGAGATTCGCGCCTTGATCTTAGGCGGGTAGAATTGCTGCGAATTATCGTGGCGCGTCGGCTTGAGAGAGCGCGAGACATATGGTGCGTAGAACGCTTGTGCGTTGTCGAAGCGCGCCGACGCTTTGACCAGAACCTTGATCTTAGGCGGGTAGAAAATCTGCGCATTGTCATGCCGCTGCGGGAGCAGTGCCCCTCTGCCGACAGCCGGTGCAAAGAACTGCTGCGCGTTGTCGTGCCGCGACGGGAAGACTGTTCTGGCAACGCTCGGTGCGTAGAACGCTTGCGCGTTGTCGAGGCGCGCCGTTGTGACGGTTGCCTTGAGACGCGGCCCGAAGAACGATTGCGCGTTGTCGAAGCGGACACTTTGGCTGACGCGGAAAGCGATCTTCGACGGATAGAAGGCTTGCGCGTTCGTGTGCCGGATCGGCGCGACCGTTAGCGGGAAGCTCGGTGCGTAGAATTGTTGTGCGTTGTCATGCCGCGTGGGCTTGACCGTCAGCCGCAACGTCGGCGGGTAGAATGCCTGCGCATTCTGATGCAGCGGTGCGCCGACATAGACTTGTGGCGCTACGCGCGGGCCGTAGAACGTCTGCTGATTTTCGAAGCCAGCGCCACCGGGGATCGCGACCGCCGCGCCGCTGACGGTCGAGATCGTACCCGCGCGCCCGCCGCCGTAGGTGTCCGTCCATGTCCCCGAGATCGTGCCATCGGGCGCAATCGTGCCGACGACATGCAGCACGACGCCGACGACGAGCGCGGGTGTGTAGTAGGTCGCGAAATACTCTATCGCGTTGCCGACGACCGTCCCCGATGTGATGCTGTAGAGATAGATTGCAATGCCGCCCGAGCCGGTGAGATTGCCCGCCGAGTCTTGGACAAGTGTCGTGTCGTGATAGTTTGCGCCGCCGCTGAGTTCGTGGTTTAGAACCCAAGTCCCGCTCGCATCCCACGCCGCTGCGCCGCCGCCCGTTTGCTTGACCGTGCGCGCAATCTTCGGCGCAAAGAACTGCTGCACGTTGACGTGCGGCGGTGCCTGGATCGCCGCACCAGCACGATTGACCGCCACCGGCAGGAAGAACGATTGATCGTTGTCGAAGCGCGCCGCTTTGATCAGCGTGCTGATCTTCGCCGCCGGGAAGAAGAAGCCCTGCGCGTTGTCGAAGCGCGTCGTCGGCTTCAGCCTGCGCAGGATAGCCGGTGCGAAGAATTGCTGCGCGTTCGTGTGCAGCGGCGGCAGTGCGGTGCGGGTGAATTTGAGCGACGGCGCAAAGAACGCTTGCGCGTTGTCGAAGCGCGCGGCGACTTTGATCGTGGCTGCGAGCTTCGGCCCGAAGAAGCCTTGTGCGTTCGTGTGCAGCGACGGCTTCACCGTCACGTTTACTTTGGGGCCGAAGAAGCCTTGTGCGTTGTTGTGGCGCGCCGCGATGGCAAACCGCACGCTCAGTTTCGTCGGCGTGTAGAAGGTCTGCGCGTTATCGAGGCGCGCCGTCTGCGTCAGTTTGAAGGCGACTTTCGGCCCGAAGAACGATTGGACGTTGGTGTGCAGCGACGGCTTGACCGGCGCGATCTTTATCGCTGGTCCGTAAAAGGTCTGCGCGTTGTCGAAGCGTGCGCTCTGTTTGATCGTTGCCGCGATCTTCGGTGCGAAGAACGATTGCCCGTTGGCGTACAGCGACGCCGCGAAGCTTACCGTGATCGACGGCGTATAGAATGCTTGCGCGTTGTCGAGGCGCGCCCCGAGATTGATCTTCTCGCTGATCTTCGGCGCGTAGAACGTCTGAGCGTTGTCGAAGCGCGCCGTGATCGGCCCAAGCGAAACCGTCGGCGCCTTGTAGGTCAGATAAGCGCCGAGCCAAATGACGGGATCGGCGCCCGCGCTCTGCTGCCAGCCAACCGTGTTGCCGCTTGCCAGCGCCGGTTCATCTGCAACCGAGAGACAGCCCTTGCCGAGCGTCGAGCCGCAGCCTTCGACCTTGCCGCGCAGCGTTTGCGCAACCGTCGAAGCAAACAGTTGCAGCATCGTCGCAGCGGTCGCGCCGCTGCCGGTCGTCATCGTGAAGGTGCCGCTCGCCGTACCAGAGGCACCGAGTTCTTCGTCCCACTCGCCCCACCGGCCAGGAAGCGTTGCGGCACCTTGCGCTGTCCACGTCCCGGTTCCGGCTGGCGTGCCAAACGCCCCGCCTGAAAGCGCGCTGGCGAAGATCGCCGCCGTCGAGTTGGCCTTGGTGGTGCTGCCGCCCGCGTGGCTGATATTGCCGGTGGTCGATGTGACCCCCGTGCCGAGCAACGCGGCGGGCGCGGCAAGGGATAGGTCCACATCGCCGTAGCGATAGACCGAGCCCATGTAATTGCCGCTGGCACCGTTGATAACCGGATCGGCCAGCGTTGGCGACGACTTCGCCCACCACAGCGATTGTCCGACGCTGGTCGAACCCGAGCCAACAGTCGTCTGCCCGATTTTCGTCCAACCGGGAGTCGAACAGGTGTGCGCGGATTGCGTGCCGGTGACTTGATGCACGAGTGCGATCAGCAGACAGCCGGTCATTTCCTTCGACGGCGTCGGTGGCGTGATCGTGGTGACGCCAGTGCCGGTTGTGAAGGAGGAGGTGCCGCCGCCCGTCGCGTAGTGTGGCTTGCCGGGAGCTTCGGCAACGGTCGCCGCCGCATCGGTCCCAAGCAGGAAGGCGCCCGCGCCGTACCACAGATCGCCCGCGTTGGCATCGCCCGCCGCGCTACCGGCAAAAAATCCGTCGCCCGCATTAACGCCGGATTGCGAATTGCCGGTGATGCCGGTGAGGGGCGTCGTCTGATCGACGTTGTAATAAGACGAGGCAACAAGCGCGACAGAGGAGTAAGTGCCGGGGAGCGTGACGACGACGTTGCCCGCGCCCGTGTTTGGATTGACGAGGCGATACAAGTAAACAACGGCAGTGCCGACCCCGGTGAGTTGGGTCGCAACCAGCGTGAAGGTCTGCCCGCCGCGCACCACCGAAGTCGGCGCCGAGGGTGTCGCCGTGTGGTTGACAAAGACCGCAACCAGCATCGCGCGGTTGAGGTTCGATGCGACGGTGATCGCAACGCTTAGTGAAGATGCAGAAAGTGCTTTGCCCGTCGCTGTGACGTTGTGAAGGACGGGCATTGGCGCAGCCTAGTTCAGAGCTTGAAGATTCCGCTCGCGTTCCACTGCACCGTCGTATCGGCCCCGCTCGGCGTGAACGGCATTCCGGTAATGCCGGTGTCGAGATAGAGCGCGAGACGGCTCGTCGCTTCCACACCGCTATCGACGTAGAGAATGATCGCGCCCATGTCCGCAGCGCCGGTCAGCGCGGGCGTGAGCACATCGTCGGCGTCGAACACGGCGGCGGCGCTGTAGGTTTTCGTGGTGAGCGCCACCGCCGCGCCGTAGTTCGGGTTGTCGTTCGCGGCGAGCAGGTTGACGAAATCATGCGCTGCCGAGAACGCATAAGCCGAGGTGATGTCGGCGTAGGTCTGCTTGACGGTAAGCGCGAGCGACGAGTTCGCGCCGCCCTGTAGCAGTTGGCCCTTCCAAGGTTCGTAACAAGCGTTAGCCATCGACACCATCCATAATAGCGTGTTGCGCCTCTTTCATTCCGTGGCTTTCGAGCGCGAGGCGAATGCGCTCTCGTTCGTTCATCGTCGCGAGCTTGATCGAATAGGCGACCGCCTTGCGCATCTGCAAGACGAGCGCCGTCGTCGCGCTGACGGTTTGCGGCGTCGCGCCCTTCTCGATCACAAGCTGAATGCGGCCTTGCGCTTCCTCGATCAATTGCTTGATCGGCTTCACGGGCATCGGCCCATGCGCGAGCGTCGGCGGAAAGAGGATCGACTCGTTCTGGTGGTTGATGCCGTCGCGTCCCATATCGACCCCGCGAAAAATCGTCCGCCCGTTGAGGCGGTCAGGTTTCAAGATCATGTATGTCTTCCTAGAAGCTCGCAGCGCGCAGGACGATTTTCCAATTCGCTTGCGTGATCGCGACCGAGTCGCCGATGGGCGCGCTGCGCCGATAAATATCGATGTTGCCGACCGTACAAACGACGGCACCGACGTTGGCGCCGCTGATGTAGGTCGCGACGCCGTGAACGCCGGTATCTTGGTTCGGCACGATCAGATATTCGTCGCCGACCGCGTAGCCGAGTTCGGCGGTCTTACAGCGCAGCCACGCTTGCACGCGCTTGCAAGGCGCGGTCAGACCATGCGCCACCGCTGTATCGGTGGCGGTGACAATGTTTATCTCTGCACTCTCGAAAAACGAGCCGAGCAGACCCGCAGGCGTGACGGCTTTGTTCGCGAGCGCGCCCGCCTTTGTTTCCGCGCCCGTCGCCGCTTGCGCGCGGTAGTTTTTCAATTGGTAGGCCGCGCCGTCGTAGACAACTTCGGCAATCATGCCGACCACGAGGTCGCCTTGGATGAGCGCCGCGCCCTGCGGCGTGACGAGTGACACGGGTGCGGGCCCTGGACTGAACGTGACCGCGCCGGTATTCGCCAAGGTGATCTTGACGCGCAGCGGTGCGCCGACGATGTGTGCGGCGATGACCGGCGCGAAGGCCGCCGTGATCGCGTTCGCCGTGCCGCCTGCGACCGCGTAGTTCGGCGCTTGTGCTTGGATCGCCGACGACGACGCGCCGGTCGCGATCATCGCTTGAATCGCGACGAGGCATTGATTGCGCGTCGTCTTCGAAAGCGCCGCGCCTTGCGACACCGCAATCGCCACCAATTCTTCCTGCACCGAGTTGAGCCAATCCTGATCCACCACGGTCGAGGGGACCGAGGTCGCCGGATTGCCGTTGCTGAAATAGCCTTGAGTGCCAGCGACGGCGGGAGCGGGAAGCGCGACCGCAGCCGACGCAACGTCGATTCGAAACATGCGCTCGATTCCTTTTTAGCTGTAGGAAAACACGACGACGACGTGCGCCGGTTTCAATTCGTTGACGATGCATTCGAGGACGGCGTTGCCCCACGTTTGCAAGGGATCGCCCGCGCGCCCGGCGCCCGCGCGGAAATATGCAATCGAGTTCAGCGGCGCATTGACTTGAAACGTGTAGAACGACCACGGCCCGCCGAGCGGATCGCCAGCGTGCGATTGGCCCGCGCGGAACGGCGAAAAGTTCGTGATCGTGATCGCGTAGCCGTAAGAGGCGAGAAGATCGATGTAGTATTGCGCGCTCTGCCCGCCGCCGTTGGTGAGCTTGGCGACGACGAGCTTTTGCCGCTGCGAGATCGTGCCGCCCTCGCCGATGCACGGATCGGGCAGACCGAGCGTCGCTTCCCATTCGGGCAAGAGACCGACCGCCGACGCAGGGAACGCATCGACCAACAAATTGTAGTCGGCGACGTTGACGCGCCACCACGCGGCGACAAGCCCGCGCTCGGTCTTGGCTTGGATCGAATCCGGGTCCGTCTGCCACACCGGCCCGCGCGGCAAAAGTTTTTCGAGCGCCTGAAGATAATCTTCAGTCGTGAAGATCGGGGCGTAGGGCATGGCGCTATGGGCTGAACGTCACGACGCCGAGCGTCGGAAGCTGACCGGCCGTCTGCACGACGTTCGCTGCTGGCACCGTCATCACGTAACCGGCCGTGCCCGGCACGGCTGCAATCGCCGCCTCGATGTAGCTCATCTGCACGACCGCGCCCGGCACGCCGATCTGCACCAGCGCCGCCGAGATCGCCGCCGACACTTCGGCCTTGAGCGAGGCCGACCATGCGGCCGTTCCGGTGAGCGTGAAGTTGATCGGGTTCGCGACGGGCGCCGCCGCGTAGACCAGCGCCGTGACCGGCTGAAGCGGAAAGATGTGATTGGCGACGAGAAGCTGATCGCCCGTCGCCGTCGCGCCGCGCGTCTCGCCTGATGCACAACCGTTTGAACCTTGTGGGAACCCAGCGAAAGCAGATTCCGTCTCGTCCATCATAAAGCGCACGACGACAGTGCCCGTGCCCATGCCGTTAGGCTCGCACCAAGCCCTCGTGACGCCCGGCACCTCGCGCGCCCACCGCACATAGTCCGTCGAACTGCCGCCCTGTGCCGGGGCGCTGTAGGCGGCCAACATGCGACTTCTCAGGCTGTCGTCGCTCTCGACGTCGGCGCCGCCCGTCAACGCGGTGGTAGCAACCGCGTTCGAGTTCACGCCAGCGAGGGCGGTGCCCATCACGAGCACGGTTCCGGCCGCCGCGTTCGAGGCCGCAGCCGGGATCACAGCCGTCACCGTCGTCGTCGCGACACCGGCCGCGAGGGTTGCGTCCGCGTTGGTCGTGTACTGCACGCCGTCGCCGCGCACCATGAGCGCGCCTGCCGGGATCACCGTGCCGTTCGCCGTGCCGCTGAATTGAATCGTGCCCGAGGCCGCCGTCGCCGGAAGCCGCACGATCCCTTTAAGGGCCGCCCACGCTTCTAAATTTTCTTCCGTCGCCGTGTAGGGGACGGCTTGGCGCGCGATCCAATCCTGATAGCCGTAATGCGAGTTCGCGAGCGCCGCGACCGCCTTCGACAAAATGTTGAGGTTCGAGAATCGCAGCAACGGGTCCGCGCCCGGCAACGAGGCCGCGACGTCGGTATAAACTTGTTGGATGATTTGTGTGAGCGTTGGCCGTGCAAAAGGCATCGAATCCCTAACCCGGTAGCAGTGACGACCAAACCCATTGGAAACGCTGTGCGACTTTCGAGCCGTCGCTGCGCCATGCGACGACGCTGGCGTAGAGCGCGTTCGGTTCGCCCCATTCGGTCGTGATGTCGAACTTCACAACGACGCCGTCATCGATCAGCCATTGCAGCGCTTCGGCGAGATAGTCTTTCGCCTTGAGAAGAATGTCGGCGGTCTTCTTCGCCCGCGACAGAAGCCAGATGCGCGAGCCGACCGGATAGCTCGCGCCCATGTCGCCCCACCACCCGCGCGGATCGTTCGAGCCGTCAACGATCACGTCGTCGGTGTTGGCAAGACGATCCGAGAACACGCTGATCAGAACGGCCGTTACCAGATCGCCGCCGCTCGCAAGTTGCGACCCGCTCATCTGCCAATCGCCCGCGACGTCCTTCCACACCGTTGCGATGTCGGTCATGACGGCGTGTCCGTTGGTCCCGAGGTGCCGCTGCCGGTCTGAACGCCCGTGTGCTTGTGGATGTTGTAGGCGTCGCGCAGATTCTTCATCGTCTTCGTGTTCGATCCGGCGTTGTCGATGATCTCGCCGGTCACTTCCAACGTCGGCGTTTCGAGTCTGATCTTTCCCGTCGTCTTGATCGTGAGCGTCGAAGCGTTGTCGATCTCGACAGGCCGCCCGCCCGCCTCGATCACGATGCCGCTACGCTTGAGCCAAATCTTCGTGCCCTGATCGTCAAACAGCATCACCTCGCCTTGCGCCATGTTCTTCGGGCGCGAGTCTTGGTGGTTGCTTGCGATGGCGATGCCGTTGGTTCGGTCACCCGCGATGAACACGGCGACGATGTCGGTATCGACCGGCAAGGCCGAAGCGAAGCCGTAATGCCCGGCGCTGTAAAGCTTGGCGTGCGTTTCGAGTTCTTCGTTGAAGACGACTTGTAGCGTTTGAATGACCTTCGTTTCGTCAACCAGCTTGACGCGACCGCGACCGATGACATTCAGCATTCGCGTATAGAGCGCCGAGATATGCGACGCGGTCATGGATTCTGCCCCGGTGGATCGGTCGATTTCGGCACCCCCGGATAATTGCGGGGGAGATATTGCGGCTTGATCGGCTGTAGCAACACCGGCTCGGGCATGTAGGAGCCGGGCAACATAAGCCCAAGCTCGGCGTGCGTACCGTTGTCGTCGCGCATGAACGTCACGTCGCCGAGCACGTAGGTTTTGCCGACGACTTTCCAGGCTGGCAGATCGACCGTCACCAGGGTATTCGGCTCCCACAATGTTCCGCCGCCGCGCCAGCTATCGACGCGCACCTGAACCTTCTGACCGCGCCCCATGCGCCGCGCGGATTCCCAGGTCGCGCGCTTTTGCGAAAACGACTGATCCTTGTCTTCCATCTCTTGCACCAGAAATTTCTGGCGATTGCGCTTCACGTTCGGGTCGGAAGCCTTTCCCACCAGACCTATCGCGGCGCCTTTGTCTTCCATCATCCAAAAGGATTGGTTGTAGACGTTGTAGGTCTGGAAGGTTTCGTAATCGGCCAACGTATGAGTCGCACGCTCGACGTTCTCGCCTTGCTTGATCGCGCCGCTCGATTTCGTTTTGCCTTCGCGCGTCAACAGCACCGAACCATCGGCCTTGTCGTAGGCGATCAGCGAGGCCCAACGGCACGCGCGCTCGATGATTGAAAACGGGGTGTCGGTGCGCGAGATCAGATAGGTCGGAAAAATCTTGGTGGCGTCGGCGTCATTCACATCGCTGGTGATGGTCAAGCCGGGGTAGGCTTTCGCGAAGCTCTGAGCGATCTGTAGCGCACTGCAATTGAAGATCGCCGCATGAGGATACTCGGCGTTGCAATCAACGAGGTCTTGGCTGAGCGAGCGCCCGGCGACGCGGATCGAATGCGAATTTGCATCGATGGTCGGCGCCCACAAATTGACGTAGCCGGTCATCACCTTGTCGGTGCCGATCAGAATCTCGCAGCGGTCGCCCGGCCGCACCGAAACCGCATCGACCGTGCCCGGTACGACGTCGGTCATTTCGATGTCGAAGTCGGCCGGTAAGCGTTCGACCGACCGCGTCACGCGCACGCGAGTCCAGCCGCGCAATTCGGTGCCGCCCACCCGCAACGTCAGATCGCCGTCCTCGCTGCGCGGCCCGCGCTGAATTCGTTTTTCTGTAACTGTGATCCGGTCGCCAATCGTCCCCGACAAGCGTCAGTCGCCGTGCTTGCGCGACGACGCCTTGAGACGTTGCTTGGCGCCGGTGTGAGGCAGATAGGCGAGGCGCTTGTCGCCCGACGCCTTGCGCGCCGCGTGCAACTGTGCGCGCGGCGATCCGCCCTGATCGAACACGGCGTCGGCGGCGCGTTCCGCCATGTCCTTGACCGAGCCGCGCAACGTGCCATCGGCCGCCGCCAGCTTTGAGATTTTCACATGCATGGTGTTCTTCCTTAAAACGCCAACGCGCGAAACGTCGTCGGCATGAAGGCCGGATGAATCGGATTGACTTGCACCACAAGCTCGCTGTCGCGCGTCGCATCGCGGTAAAGCTGGTTGGCAATCGTCAGCGACGGCATCGGCGACGGTTCAACGAAGGTCTTCATTTCGGCGAGCGTCGCGCCGCGCGACGTCAGATCGGCGACCACGGCCCGGCGCAGTTCGCGTAACGACTGGTAGCAATCGTCCTCGCCTTGATCGCCCGCCGTCAGGATTTCCTGATCGAGCACGTCGCGCACCCTGTCGCGCTTATCGAGCGCGTCGTCGTAGCTCGACGGCCGGTAATCGCTCGACGCGCGAGCCAGTGCGACGCACGCAGCGCGCCGGTAGAGATCGTTACAAGCGCGCTGCATGTCGGCCGTCGCCGCCGATACCGGCGATGACGTATCGGTCTGATTCTGCGGCTGCGGCGTCTGCGCCAGATATTGCAACAAGCGCAAAGCGTCATGCGGATCGGCGCACGCGGCGCGCACGGCATCGGCCACCGCTTGCGCCGACGCTGCAAACTCGTTCGGCTTATTCTGTCCTGCGAGCGTCGTGAAGGCATGAACGGCGCCCTCGACCAACGACCGTGCCGCCGTCGCGTCGCTGATCAAGCTCGATACAGAGACCGTGGCCGAGTAAATCTGATTGCCGGTGTTGCCCAACAGTCCGAGCCCGCCGACATTGGCGCCCGCGAAATAGCGCCCGAACGAACCCGGCAATACGCTTGCGAGGTGCGCCAAATTGGTCGCGTCCTGCACCAGCGTAATCGCGGGCTGGCCCCACTTGAACGCCGTCGCGACCGCTTCGTTCGCCACCTGGGCGCCGTAGGCGAGGTCTTGGCTGGCGCGGCTGACGAAATCGCTGATGCTCGACGCATCGGCGAGATCGGCGAATTCCAGGGTCGTGCCGGTGGTGTTCGTAGCGGACGAGGGAAAAAGACGCTCGCCGGAATCGTAGAACGTAAACTCGACTTCGAAGTAGCGGCCCTTATCGGTGCGCTCGTTGACCGCAACACTCAGGCACGAAACCGTTAGCTGCCCCAGCGACGGGTGAATCAATTGCCCCGCGCCCTTGGTTTCGACCGCGCCAAGTAGCGCCTTTCGCTGCGTCAGGACATCGCCGCCGCGATAAAGCAGCGGATCGGAAATCAGAAAGCCCTTGATCTGAAGCTTGCGCGTCGCCCGGCCAATATCTTCCGACCAAGGAATATCCCTGAACGGATACTCATGCAGAGCGACGCGGCGGCCGACGACGATGCTCGCGTTTTCGACGCCGAACGGCACGCCGTTGTAGGATGCCGTCTGCAATTGGTCGCTATATGCCATCGCTCGCCGTCCTTACATGATTGGCGGCAACCAGTGACCGAAGTGCGTCGTCGCATCGACACCGCTGCCTTCGACCGTTGCCGAAGTGCCGGGCGGCACAGCGCCGTTAAACGTGACGATCACATGCAATTCCTGCTTTGGCCGCACCCGCTGCAACGTCGTCGGCGCAAAAATTTCCGGGTGCAAGCGCTGAAAATCCGTCTCGAATGCGCGGCGATCCGCCGCCGCCCTTCGATCCAGATATTTTTCGACCGGCTCGCTCGGCGCGAGTGGCGCGACGCTCGCCGGAACGGTTGGCGTGAACCCGGCTCGCGCCTGTGGCCCGCCGCCGCCCGGCTTGCCGCCGTACATATAATTCATCTTGCCCAACAAGATGCCGCCAACGCCGGTTGGCGAAAAAAAGTCGTCTATCGCATAGCTCGCGCCGAGCGCGATCCTGCCGCCATGCTTCACGATTCTGGTGCCGAGCGCCGAGAGTTCTTTTGCTTCCTTGTCGGCCTGTGCCAAGTCCGCTTCCGTAAGCGGCACCTGCGTCGCCGCTTCGGCGAGCAATCTGTCGCGTTCCGCTTTCGGCCGAAGGAGCAGCTTTTCGATGCCGCCGAATCCCGTCTCGGCTATATACCCTCTCAATGTTGCCTTGGTCGCGCCAGCCTCACGAAGCTCGTCTAACTTTTTCAGAAATTGATCGAAGACCTTCATCGTGTCTTCCGGCTTCTCGCGCGTGCCAAACAGGATTCCCCTGCCCGTCAGCAAATTGCGAAGCTCTTGGTTGTAGCCCCAGCGCGCGGCGTTCAATGCGGAATTGAATTCGAGCAATTCCTGCGATGCGGCACCTTCCGTCGCGCCGACTCTTTGCGCAGCAAGATCGAGCGTCTGTAATTTATCGGTCGCGATGTCGCTCGCGATTGAGACGTTGTAGAGCCCTTGCGCATATGAGGCGAAGCGCGGGATCGCAGCGGCGATGCCAGCCACCGAACCAATGGCGGCAAGCTGCGGCAAGAACGAACTGACGACGTCATGCGTGTTCGCGAATGCGTTGCTGAGCGACTTCACATCGTCGTTCAGCGCTTTGACGCCAGGCCCGGCCGTCAGCGCTTTGAGTTGCGCGTTGGTCTGCGCGATAGGCTGATTGATCGACAGAACCGATTTGACGAGGCCCTGGAACACCTTCGAATACTGATCGATGGCGGCGATGACGACGTTAAATTTTGTTGTTGGCATCGTCGTCCTCGTCCGCAAACGGCGTCGTCAGCTTCACCGCAGCCTCAGTCCAAAAATTAATCTCGCGCCACGTCAACGCCCATAGGACGTTGGGCGGCCAACCGTAGAACTTCGCGACGCCCGCTAGGACTCGTCGCCAATTGACGGGGCGTCGCTGGTAAAACCCGATAGAAAGATCACCGCTTTGTCGTAGTCGGTTTTCAGCAACGAGCGCGCCGCCGTGATCGGGATGTTGCCGACGAGCGCGATCAGCGCGATGTTGAACGAGGTGCCGTTATCGACGCGCCCGTTCGACGCGGCTTCTTCCATTTGACCGGCTGTCGGCTCGACCAAAGTGAGCGTGGCATATTCGACGTCGCCCACCTTCGCCGGGCGCTTGAGTGTGATCGTCAGTGTTTCAGGTTTCATCGTTCGGTCACGCAGCCCGCAGGCCCCTCGAATTTAAGATCGAATGTCGCTTCGTTCGATTTCACGCGCTGTGGCTCGGTCGTCCACATATTGCGCCCGGTGATTGTCTTGCCCGAGTTGAGTTCGACCACGACCGTCACGTTGACGAGGTTGTTGAACGCCGTCGTGCTCACGCCCTGAAGATCGCGCACCGTCGCCGAGATCGAGCCGGGGTTCGGCGCTTCGGTGAAGCCGTGAACGCCGTCCATGCCGGTCTTGGTCTCGCGTTTAACGCTGCCCGGTTCCCATTCGAAGTCACCGACGAGCGCGACGTTGGTGCCATCGATGGTGAGGTAAGCGGTGCCGCCTAGCCGTCTATTCGCCATGACTGTTTCCCTTCAAGCGGCTTTTACGAGAGCCGGAATTGCGCGAGCAGCGCGAAGATTCGAAGCTGTTGGATCAGCACGCCGGGCCAGAGCACGTCGATGCGCGACGGGTTCGTACCGTTGATCTCGACAATGAGCGCCTGTTCGAACTGCGCGCTCTTTTGCGTCACGCCCGCCGCCTCAAGCTCGCGATAGAGCGCGACGAGATCGGATTTGATGATGTTCGGCGTGACCACGTTGGCGCCGGGATCGAACCGCGTGCCGTCCGCTGCGAGCTTCTTGCGCGAGTATTTCGTGTTGACGACCGCCGCCATGCGCCGCAGCACGTAGGTCAGCAAGAACAGCGTCTCGCTTTCGAGATACGACTGATCCGGTTGGCCGAAGGCGTTGGTCTGGTAGGTGGTGATGAGGTTTTCGATCTGCACCTGTCCCGCGAGATCGACGCGGAAGGTGGCGATGCCGTCGTAGAGCAGCGCGTTGCGGTTGGCGATTGGATCGCGCGAGGCGACGGGCGGCGCCTGTACGTCGTAGATCGGCACGCCTTGAATCGGGATGCCGGGATCGGCGCGCACCGAGATCGCGACCTGTCCCGCGATGGCTGCGGCCCATTTCCAGCACGGCGTCGGCGAATCGTAGAAGCCCATCACCGACACATGCTGATCGTTGCGCAAGCCGCCGAAGGTGATGCGCTGCGCATAGGTGCCGCGATAGGCCGCCATACAATGTCCGTAGACTTGCGCCGACCACGACCAGCGCCCGCTGACGTCGTTGAGAAAATTCTTCATCGCATCGAGCGTGATGGTGTCGTTCCAGGCGATAGCGATGAAATCGAACGCTTGGTCCGTCAGGTTCGCGAGCGCCGTCGTCAGCGTCGGGTTCGTCGCGCCGCCCGCCATCGGGACGATGGTCGCGGCGTAACCTGCCGGGAACGATTGCCCGCCTGCGGTGCCGAGGTAATTGAAGCGAATGTCGATGTCGTTGCCGATGTCGCCCTTGTTCTTCGCGGTGAGATCGACCTTCGACGTGGTGACGCCGTTGACGACGGCGGTCACGGCAAGATCGGGCCGGGCGCTGATCGCCGCCACAAGCGCGGTCGCGATCTGCGCGGCGGTCTGCACGCCCGTCAGCAACAGCGGCACATAGAGCCCGCCGATATAGGTGTGCAGCACGCCCTGCGCCGTCGCCGCTGCGGTGGTGTTGATCGAGCCGGTCGCCGCCGCGCCCGCGCCAGCATCATCGACCGGCAAGACCCACACCTCGCCGAAATTGTCGTTCTTGCGATAGGTGTCGGCCATCTGCGCCAGGATCGAGCCGTTGCCGCATTGCGCCTTGACGTCGTCAACGCTTTGCATCGGGAACGGGATGTTGGCGACCGCCGTGCCTGCGGCGATCTTGTTGCCGATCAAGAGAGCGCGCTGCGAGATTTGACCGGGGTTCGCTTGGCTCGGATCGATCTCGGCATAGAACAGCGGGACGCGCAGCGTCGCGGGGATGTTCTTGAAATTGATGCTCATGGTTTCGCGCCCTTCGATTTCTTGTCCTCAACG